AAATTCCATAACTGCGAATTATGGGGTTTAAAAAGGGTTCATATGAATTTATTCATTAACTACAAGGAAATAATAGAATATTTTCTAATGAATGTCAATATGCAAGCTAGAATATTTTCTAACAAAATAACTTAATAAGGAGGAAATTAAATAACTTGTATGAAACTATAAAAAAGCTGTGCAAATCAAATAATATTTCCGTATTTTGTTTAGAAAGAAAACTGGGATTCGGGAATGGTGCTATATCAAAATGGGATGATAGTTCCCCGACAGTAGCAAACTTGAAAAAAGTAGCGGATTACTTTGGTGTAGCAATAGATGAACTGATTAGTAATAAGGACGAGGGAAATTAAATGAGTAAATTGGAGATATTTGAGAACAGTGAATTTGGTGAGATTAGAACCGTAGAGGTTAACAATGAGCCTTGGTTTGTCGGGAGAGATGTAGCGGCAGTACTTGGATACAGCAATCCGAGAGATGCATTAAGTAAGCATGTTGACAATGATGATAAGGGGGTAGCGAAATGCGACACCCTTGGTGGAAGTCAGGATTTAACCATTATCAACGAATCCGGATTATACAGCTTAATCTTATCCAGTAAGCTTCCAAATGCAAAAGCCTTTAAACGTTGGGTAACATCCGAAGTACTCCCGGCAATTCGCAAGCACGGACTGTATGCAATAGATGATATCTTAGAAAATCCGGATATTGCGATACAGGCTCTTACTAAGTTGAAAGAGGAGAGAGCGGCAAGGAAATTATTGGAACTTGATAATCAAGTAAAAAGCCAACAGATTGCAGAATTACAACCAAAGGCTACTTACTATGACTTGATACTTCAGTGTAAAGACCTGTTATCGGTTACTGAGATTGCAAAAGATTACGGAATGAGTGCGAAAGGACTTAACGCAATGTTGCACGAGTTGGGAGTGCAATTCAATCAGTCTGGAGTGTGGTTCTTGTATACAAAGTATCAGCATGAGGGTTATACGCAGACCAAAACTCAAAATTATAACCGCCCTGATGGCACACAGGGTAGTAAAGTCCATACATACTGGACACAGAAAGGTAGGTTATTTATCTACAATTTACTGAAGTCAGACGGTATATTGCCGACAATAGAGATTGAAGATGAGGTCGAAATGGAGGCATAAATGGCAAAGGAGGTAATCCATGGAATCTGCAGTAATATCAGTAAAGGAAGCCTGTGGGATATTAGGGGTAAGACCGGCACGATTAAGATATTTAATGCGAACCAATACGATAGATGTAGGTAGAGTGGTTGAACCTTCGAGTGAAAACGGTAACTACAGCTATCTAATATACAGAGATAAGCTTATGGCTGAGATAGGAAGAATAGACGGAGGAGAATATAAAAGGGATGAAGCAAATATCTAACAAGGTGAATATACCTACATTGGGAAAGGATAACGATATTGATATCGCACAATCTGTAAGGAACTTAATGAGACGTGATGACATTAAACAGCATGAAATCAACGTATTGGATATCAGATTGGATAAAGTACGAATGTCAATGAATAAACAATTCAATGATATGAGAATACTAATCAAACTGTTAGCGATAGGGCTATTAGTATCCGATATTGCAATAATCGCTGTTTATTTAATCAAATGAGGCGGAATATGAGTAATAGCAATAAAAAGATTGGTAATGATTTCGAGAGGGAATTCTGCGAAATACTAAGTGAACGCGGGTTCTGGGTTCACAATTTCGCACAAAATCAAGACGGACAGCCTGCAGATGTTATTGCCGTAAAGAATAATACGCCATATCTCATTGATTGTAAGGTATGCGAGAAGGGTATATTCCAGTTGTCTAGGATAGAAGAAAATCAAATGTTGTCAATGCAATATTGGTTGGCTACAAGAAACACTGAAGTATGGTTTGCCCTAAAAGTTAGTGACGAAATATGGATGATACCTTACAGACGATTGTTGTATGCAAAAGAGAGGCAAAGCATATTGAATACGGATGAAATATACGAGCGAAGCGTATTACTGGAGGACTGGTTAGATAATGATTATTGAGGTATCGAGTAATTTAAGAGTAATCGACCCAACTGAAAAGCTTGAGAAATGGTGCAATGATAATCTTGTGGTATCTAATCCCGTGTATGTGAAAAAAGCAAGGATGCATCTATGGTTGGGCGGCACTCCTAAGTATTTATATTTGTATGAAAAACGAGGTAATGATTTGATATTGCCGTTAGGGGTGTTAAATCAAATACCTTATGAATGTGTAAATGATGCTGAAATTAAGTCGGTATTTGTTACAGCAATCAATGTAAATTTCAAAGCTAAAGTACCGCTCTATGATTATCAAGAAAAGGCTGTACAGGCTATGTTCGATGCTAAGTTCGGTATTCTACAGAGTCCAGCGGGCAGCGGAAAAACACAAATGGGTATAGCGTTAGCAGTAAAGACAGGTAGAAGAACATTGTGGTTGTGCCACACACTGGATCTAGTCAAACAGAGTATGCAACGAGCAAAACTATACATTGATAAGGACTTAATAGGTACTATTGCAAGTGGGAAAGTGAATATTGGAAAAGGTATCACATTTGCTACTGTACAAACAATGAGTAAGCTTGATTTGACTCAATATAAGAATTATTGGGACTGCATTATCGTCGATGAAGTACATAGAGTTAGCGGTAGCCCTACATCTATGACAATGTATCAAAAGGTACTAAACAATCTATCAGCAAGGCACAAGTATGGGTTATCTGCAACTGTACATAGGTCAGATGGAATGATAAAGGCTACATTTATGCTTATCGGTGACGTTGTACATGAAGTAAATAAAAGTGATGTGCGAGATAAGATTCTCAAGGTAGGTATCTATCCTGTAAGCACAGACCTTAGAGTAGGTAGAGCAGCACTTAATACAGACGGCACATTAAATTATGCCAAGCTTATATCTTATATTACAGAGGATGTAGAGCGTAATAATCTAATCATTGATTGTATTGAAAAAGATAAATCATCTCTAATATTGTCAGACAGATTGGAGCATTTAACCTATTTAATGAGTAATCTACCATTGGATAAGATTAAAGATGCTGTAATGATTAGTGGGAATATGACTACAAAAAAGGCAAAGGAGATGCGAGACCAGGCACTGGAGGATATGAGAAGCGGTAAGAAGAAATATCTGTTCGCTACATATTCTTTAGCAAAAGAAGGGTTGGACATTCCAAGGCTTGAGCGATTATATCTTACTACTCCGCAATCTGATTTTGCAGTAGTTACTCAAAGCATAGGTCGAATTGCCAGGACATTTGAAGATAAGGTTGCCCCTATCGCATATGACTTTGTAGACGATATTGGATTTCTGGTGAAGAAATATAAGAAGAGATGTTCGATTTATAAAGCCAATAATTGCTACTTTATAGAAGGTGACTATGTTAAAAGTTAATGAGTTATTTACGGGTATAGGTGCGTTCCGTAAGGCGTTAATCAACTTAGGTATTGAACATGAAATAGTAGGCATATCTGAGATAGATAAGTATGCTATTCAGTCATATACAGCTATGTATGGCGAAACGAGGAATTATGGCGATATCTCTAAAGTAGATAAACTTGATTATGCAGACCTTTGGACATACGGATTCCCTTGCCAGGATATATCGTTAGCCGGGCATAAAAAGGGTATTGTAAAGGGTGAAACGAGAAGTGGACTTCTATATGAGGTAGAGCGATTATTACTTGAGAGTAAAGCCGATAACGAATTACCAAAGTATCTGATAATGGAGAATGTCAAAAACCTTGTAGGAAAACAGTTTAAAGCTGATTTTGACAGGTGGTTATCGTTCTTAGAGTCGCTAGGATATACAAATTATTGGCAAGTATTAAACGCTAAAGATTATGGTATCCCACAACAGAGAGAGAGAGAGTATTTTGTGTAAGCATCCTAGGTGATGAGTCATACGAATTCCCAGCTAAACAGGAATTGACATTAACTCTAAAAGATATGCTGGAGGAGAATGTAGATACTAAATTTTATTTGAATCAAGAACAGGTGAATAAAATTAAGTTTAGTACATATCACAAGGAATCTTCGTTAATTCAAACCGGAGATTATTCAGATACATTGTGTGCTAGAGGGAGTATTAAATGTGTGCAAATCGGAAGATATGACACAGCTACCAGAGTTAATAGCAATTGTTATAGAGTATATGATGACAATGGGCTATCACCAACATTAAGCACATATCAAGGTGGTAACTTACAACCTTTTGTACTGGATGATAACACATTAGTCAGAAAGCTGACACCTAAAGAATGTTGGAGGTTGATGGGTTTTACTGATGGCGATTTTGACAAAGCTACTAAAGTTTGCAGTAATTCTCAATTATACAAGCAAGCCGGTAATTCAATAGTCGTATCTGTTTTAGAGAATATACTTAGAAATTTATTCAAGAGGAGGGATGATGGTTTGATTATTTATGATTGTGAAGTCTTCAAACATGATTGGATTGTAGTATTTAAGGACAGTAAAACAGGTTCTTATATTGTAATCCATAATGACAATGAAGCTTTGAAAATGGCTATAAATAATGATGATATATACATAGGGTTTAATTCCAAGCACTATGACCAATACATTATTAAAGCTATAGCAGCAGACTTCACACCGGAAGAAGTTAAAAAGTTGAATGACTACATAATGGGTGGTGGTCAAGGATGGGAATATCCACCATTACAGGGATTTTACTTTAATTTCAATAATATTGATATTAGGGATGATATGCAGCAAACATTGTCGCTAAAGTCAATTGAGGGACATTTAGGATTACCTATTAAAGAGAGTAATGTAGATTTTAATATTGACCATTCACTTTCAGAAGAAGAGTTAGAGGAGGTAATCAAGTATTGTAAGTACGATGTAGACAGTACAGAGAAGATAGTAAATCTTAGAGAAGATTATCTAAAGACCAAAGCCAACTTAGGTAAAAGAGCCGGTATTGATGTAGTAAATGCAATGGCTATGACGAATGCCAAACTTACAGCAAAAATGCTGGGTGCAAAGTTTGTGCCTAGAGATGATGGGCGAGAATATGTATATCCGGATAATCTTGATAAGAGTGTTATACCAACAGAAATACTTGAGTTTTTCGATACTATTCACGATGAGAGTATCGATGATGAGGAGTTGTTCAAGACATCATTGGATATAACATTAGGTGATATGCCTTGTACTTATGCTTGGGGTGGAGTACACGGTAGTCAATCTAAGTACTATGAGGAGTCAACGGATACAAGGGTCATACAGAATAGAGATGTATCAAGCCTTTATCCTACAATCATTGAGGAGTACCAATACTTATCAAGGAATGTTGCGGATGCTAATTTGTACTATCAGATGCGTAAGGACAGAATGACAGCAAAACATACGAGTGATAAGCAAACTGCTAAAGATTTGAAACTACCACTTAATACCGTATCGGGGGCACAGGAGAACAAGTTTAATGAGTTATACGACCCATTACCTACCAGGTCGCTTAGAATATCGGGACAATTGTTTTTAACCGTTTTGACAATGAGATTGCTGAATGCTTGTAAATCAATCAAGCTGTTAAATCTTAATACCGATGGACTTATGTATTCGGTAGATAAAGCTGAATTACCAATAGTTGATGAAATATGTGCTACCTGGGAAACAGAAACAAGATTTGAATTGGAAACAGACGAGATATCTAAGGTATGGATTAAGGATGTGAACAATTTACTTCTCATAAAGACCAACGGTGCAGTTAAGACGGTAGGCGGATATCTTAATTATGGTATATCTGAAAAAGGTGCATGGGGTATTAACAACAATATGGTAATCGTTAAAAAAGCACTGATTGAGTACTTTGTAAACGGTACACCAATTGAGGACACTGTTAATAATAGCAACGATATCTTTGATTTTCAAATCGTAGCAAAAGCTGGTAGTAAGTACAGTAGGGCATATCAACTGGTGAATGGTGATGAAGTCCCGGTACAAAAGGTAAATCGTGTATATTCAACAAGTGATACCAGATATGGCACGATTATCAAGGTGAAAGCGGTAGATGGCTCTAAAGCTAAGATTGAGAATTTGCCCGAACATTGCATTATAGATAACGAAAATCAATTAACAATTGATGATATAGACAAGGAATTTTATATCAATCTTGCAAAAAAGAGATTGAACGATTTCACAGGTGAAGAGATAGAGGAGGAAGAGAAAATGGCAACGAAAAAAGCTACAGAAGTAGAGGAGAAAATGGCAATAAAGAAAGCCGCAGAAGAGGCAAAAGGATTTGGGGATATGAATGTATATATGAAGCTGATATTGGCAAGGGAAATGTTTCTATCAGAGAATGTTCAGAAGTCAGGTAAGAATATGCATCTAGCATTTAAGTACTTTGAGTTAGATGATATTGTACCTATAGCAATAAAGATATTTGCAAGAATTGGATTGTTACCGATGGTGAATTTCTTTGATGGTATGGCGACAATGGATATCATCAATACTGATAAACCGGATGAATTTATGACATTTAAAGTACCGTTCAATCCGTTAGAACCGATCGTTTCTAAAGAGGGTAAAAACGCAACCAATGCCATGCAAGCATTAGGAAGTTCAATTACGTACATGAGACGATACTTGTACATGATGGTACTTGATATATGCGAGGCTGACAGTATAGATGCCAATATGGGTTCGGGAGATAGTACACAACCTGCAAAGTCAACTGTACCTGCCACACCTACTCAGAGGGGAGCAATAAAAGACAAGTTGACAGGTACTAAAGACCAGGCATCGGAATTGCAGATAAAAAGCTTGAAGGCGGTACTCAAAAAGCTAAAGGAAGCTGACCCAAGTAAGGAGGAAATAATAGGGAAAATTGCAATCCAGACTAAGAGTTTTACAGACATCTCAAAGTCCGATTGCGAGAAGTTGATACAGAAGATTACAGGACTATTAGGAGAAGTGGCATGACAGTAGGTGAGTTGAAAAATATATTAGCTAAATTAAGTAATAATGATGAATTATTGTTTAGAGTGAGTCTACCTATAGGTGATTGTGATGAGATGCTGGATGCCTTATGTGAGTACAGTGGTATAGGTAAGGTAGATAATTCAGTCACCATATATTTAGATGAAGTGAGGAATTTGTAATGGAATGGCTTGACGGTAATAGAGTAAAAATTACACCACCCAAGAAATGTAAAAAGATAACAGGTACAAGATTTGCAACCATACTGGGTTTAAATCCTTGGAGCACTGCATTTGAAATGTGGTGTGCAATTACAAAGACATATGAGAAACCATTTGAGGATACTGTATACACAATAGCTGGTAAGACCATTGAGCCTAAACAAGCTGAATATATGGAAAACTCATATGGTATGGATATCATAAGACCGTCTGATGTATGGGGGAAAGATTATTTCAGTAAAACTTATGGTGACTTTTTCCCAAGACAGAAACACCTTGGTGGAATGTGGGATTATCTACTGAAAGGTGAAGACGGGGAAGTAGAAGCCGTATTGGAGATGAAAACCACAAAGCGTGTAGAAGATTGGGAAGATGATGTACCCGAATACTACGCGTTACAGGCTGCATTATACGCATATCTGTACGGGGTAGACAATGTGATAATGGTCGCGTCATTCCTTAGTGAAAAGGATTATGACAATCCCGAAGATTATGTCCCGAATGTGAGTAATACCGTAACTAAGGAGTTTAAAGTATCGGAGAGATATCAAAACTTTGCAGATATGGTTGCACAGGTAGAGAAGTGGTGGACTGAGCATGTTGATACGGGTATTTCACCTGTATTTGATGAAGATAAGGACGCCGAAATATTAAAGGCGTTAAGGACAAACAGTGTATCTACAACCGATATACAGGATGTAATCAAGGAAGCGGAAACATTGAAAGCTGAGATAGATGAGGTTGAGAATCAAATATCCGATAAGGAGAAGAAATTGAAAGTACTCAATGATACTATCAAAGAGCATGCGTTATCTAAGTTCCGTGATGGCGATAAGAAGGTGGAAATCAAAGGTGGCACATATGTTTGGACAGTATCTAAAACTGAAAGTACAAGTATTGATAAGGACGCATTAACAGCAGATGGGCTACTAGATAAGTATACAAAGAAAACAGAGACATACAGGATGGTATGTAAATAAGGAGAAATAATATGTTGAACAATGTATCTATAGATATTGAATATTACGATGCGGTTACTACCGAAGTGCTGGACTCAATAATAAATAGGACTGAAGCACCTATCCGGGTGAGACTTTTAACTTCAACAATTATGTTGGATTTTGCACAAAAAATGAGAGATAAGTTATTTGGAAAGATGGAGGATGAATAAAATGGCAAGAATACCTATGACAAACGGATTTGTAATTATACCGGAAGGGGCACATATTTTCCGTATATATGATGCCCACTATGACGAGGATTTTGGGAAGATTGAAATTAAAATGGTTACAGCAAACGGTTCAACTATGATTGAGAGATACAACATATTAGACCAGAACGGCGAATACAACGAAAAGGCATTGAATGCATTCTCATATTTTGCAAAGACTGCACTTAATGATTTTGACATCGAGGACATAGACCCTGCAGAACTGATAAATCATTACATCGGTGCAAATGTGGTACATGTTAAGACTCAGAGTACCAAAGACCCAACTAAGGAGGTTACATTTGTAAATCTGGGCGATAAGTGGTCAGTAGATGGATTTGATACGGAGCCTGTTGCCAAGGCTATGGAATTGGGTTCAGATAGTACTAATCAGGGTAGTCAAGGAGGTCAGGTAACTAAGGCTAAGGAAAATGAGTCAGGTGGTCTTGATATAGATGCTTTATTAGGATAAGGAGGGATTATGTCTGAGATAAATCACCCGGAACATTACAATATACCCGGTCGAAAAGAGTGTATTGATGAAATGCTTGAGAAGTTCGGAGTAGAAAAAGTAAGAGCCTTTTGCGAACTTAATGCTTACAAGTATAGATACAGGCATGAACTAAAGAACGGCAACGAAGATTTAGATAAAGCCAAGTGGTATGACCGTGCATTGCTAAAGCTTACGCAGAGTGATGAAAAGTATAGGCTTGCCGAATACTTCGGTGTTAAGACACAGATAAATCAGATGATAGAGGAAATGGCGGAACTCACACAGGCTTTCTGTAAGCAAAACAGGGGGAAGACATCCAACATTGTCGAAGAGATGGCAGATGTAAGTTTGGTACTTGAGCAGCTAATTTATCTACTGGGCTGCAGCAAAGAGATACAGGAGATAAAGAAAGAGAAGATTGAGAGGACAAAGAGGATATATGACATATAAATTAAAGGTAAATGAGTCAGGTAAAGTAAAGTTCTTATTGAGAGCCGGTAAAGATTTGGTAGCAAATACTATGGACGAAGCTGGGGCAAAGGGGATTGTGGATAATGGAGAGGTTACACTCTCCGATATCCAGGATTATCCTATATGTGTAGATGGTAACTGGTATTTCGATGGCACAATCAATAATGAATTGGACTTCAAGGATAAAGAAGATAAAGAGGATAAAGTCGATGGCTAAATCGTATTTATCGGATTACATACAGCATTGTATGAGTTTCTATATCAGGTATCCCGACCCAATATTCAACACTAAAGTAGATGAATTGAACTGGAATGCATGTAACGATGCTTTATCCAGTATGTCGGTCTACACAAAGGACTTGATATGTGAATTGTATAAAGATGCATCTAGGGATAATGTAATCCGATTAGCAGCAGAAAATAATATGAGTGAGTCCGATATGTGGAAGTTACTCAGAGCGGTCGAAAAGAGGATAGCAAGGGAGAGAGGACTTATTTAAAAGTGAGAGGGGTAAGCATATGTTTGAAAAAATCCCGAATGAACTTAGAGCATTACCACAGTGGGTATGTATTAGATCTGACAGTAAGGTACCTATAAATCCCAATACAGGATTCCAAGCATCTTCAACGAATAATACAACATGGTCTGATTTCGATACGGCGGTAAGTCGTATTGACCAGGGCTATGTTAGCAATATAGGTTTTGTATTTAACAATAACAATATAGTCGGTATTGATATTGATGCTGGATTTGAGGATGGATTACTTAGTGATATTAGTTCGGACATTATCGGCAAGTGTGAGAGCTATACTGAAAAGTCAAGAAGCGGTAGAGGTTTCCATATTTTGGTTAAAGGTATCTTACCTTTCATGGGTAAGAATAATCTAAAGGGTGTAGAAATATATCAAGAAGCAAGATACTTTATCACAACAGGCGATACTTTCATATATGAGGATATCATTGAGAACCAACAGGCTATTGATTATATTCTTGACAAATACTTCGATGAATATAGAGATAGTAATGGCAAAGCTAAAAACTTCAAGCTGTATACACCGATATGGGATAATCCTTATGTGAATAGAAGAATAAAGCTAAGACCTACTTACCCGAAGATACAAATTGGCGGTAGGAACATATGTTTGACTTCAGTAGCCGGAGCGATGCATAACATTGGGTACTCTAAAGCACAGATATATAAGGAGTTAGTACACGTCAATAAAGAGGCGTGTACTCCTCCGCTTGAATTGAGGGAGATTAAATCAATATGCAATAGTATAGTGAGGTATAAAAGATGAAATTACGAATAAGAACCTATGACAGTTTACCATGTAGAACATCTACATTTGTTGTAAATAATGTCCCAGCGGATGTTGAGGATTTTGGGGTTACAGATTGTGAAAGTGATGGTGACTATGGCTGTATCTATAATGTATTCAAGCCATTTAGACATCCACCTAAACAGGTATTGAAGAAGTACAAGATTACTCTGGAGGAGTTCTTAAAGATTGGAGATGAACTTGAAGAGAAGTTAGATGTACATGATTGCGGGTGGTGCAAATAATGAATACTGAACTCTATGAGACACGCACAGGACGTGTAATTATAGATGCCGACCTATCACATAAAATGTATCAAATATACAATGCACATCCTGAATCGAATAATGAAAACAGTTCAGGTTACGAGTGGTCTGAAATGGGAATGGCAAATCTCTTCGGTATGCTTTATGAAAAAGAAGCAAGATATTGTCCGGAACATAAAAGCTGGTACACATATCATGAAGGAGCCTGGAGGAAGGACGAAGGAGCGATTCTGATATCGGAGAAGTTAAAAGACTTCGTTAGACTGATGATAATTTATTGTGGTGAGATTGTAGATTACGATATGCGAAAAGCATATTCAAGCTTCATAAACAAGTTGGGTGATAGACGAATGAGAGATAGGGTTCTTAAAGACGCTACAGGTGAGTTACATATATCAGCAGCGGAATTTGACTCTAACCCTTATTTAATAAATTGTCTTAACGGTACTTATGACTTAAGTGATTGTACATTTCGTGAACATAGGTGGGAAGATTATATCACCATGCAAACCTCCTTTAAACATACTATGTCAAAAGATGTTAAGTGTGAAAGGTGGGAGAAGTTTATAGATGAGGTTACTGAAGGTAATACAGATAAAGCCGACTTCTTACAGAGGGCATTAGGATACTCTATGTTAGGTATGAGTAATGAGGAATGTATGTTCATACTACACGGTAAGACCACAAGAAACGGTAAGTCAACCATGCTTAATACAATTGAGACCCTTCTAGGCGACTATGCGAAGGTTGCTCCTGTTGGGATGATATGTAGAGGTGACAGACAAAAAGATGTAGAAGCTGCATCCCCCACACTTGCCGGGTTAAAGGGTAAGAGATTTGTCACAATGGCTGAGAGTAATGAGTATGGTAAGTTGGACGAAGAGAAGATAAAACAGCTTACAGGTGGCGAAGAGATATCCGCTAGAGCCTTGTATCAATCGGCTATTACCTATAAGCCACAGTTTACTCTTTGGTTATCTTGCAATGACCTACCGTTGGTTACGGACAAGTCTTTGTTCGCATCGGGGCGTATCAAGGTTGTTGAGTTTAACAGACACTTTGCACCGAACGAACAGAATATACATTTAAAAGATGAACTCTGTACACAGGAAAATATGAGTGGGATATTCATGTGGCTTGTACGAGGGTATGTACACTATAAGAAAAAGGGACTAAAAATGAGTAAAGGTCTCAAGGAAGTTATATCAAAGTATGAGAGGGACAACGACCTGGTATTACAGTTCTTAGAGATGAGATGCGTTAGAGATGATAATGCCAATATCAAGGCTAAGGACTTATACAATGCATTTAAGATGTGGTCAAAATCTGAAGGTAGTTTCATACTATCTGCAAGGAAATTTAATTCGGAGATGGAGCGACATCCCGAATGGTTTGATAAGAAGTCCACATCGTGTGGTTTCCCAATCTACTGGGGATTAAAGTTAAAGGAGGTAGTTTAATTGAGTCCGTTTGAATATGAATCTAATTTAAAAGATTTGTTCGATTTAAAGGATATGATGTCTGATATTAGAGATGATATATCAGGTACTGTGAGTGATACTGAGGTATTGGATAGTGTAGATAAAATCATATCAATAGCCAAGACCCTGGGGTCACTACAGGTTGCTACATTGAAGATATTGGACAGGGTATGCGATGAGCATGAGATTGATAAGGATACATTAAATAAAGAGATTATAGCGTATGGGTTATTGATATATCACATGAGTAGGGAGTTAAAAAATGCCAAAAGCACCAATGAAAAGTAGCACAATATACACTTCCCTGTATAGCAGTTCGGACTATGTTTTATGTATAGCGAATATGAAACTATCTCCTATACATGATGATATGACAGAAATGCCACCGGGAGAAATAGTATTTAGAACAACGAATGGTGAAGAGGTTAGATATCTAAGAGAGGAGCAATAAATGATAGATTTTGGAAGATTACAAGCGGATGTGGTTAAGGATTGGTGTAAACATTCGGAAGAACATCTCAATGAGTACAAGTCTTACAATGAGATTGAGGTATGTGGCGATAATTATGTACCTGTAATATACAAAGGTTGTGCAATTTATTTTGTACCGACTAGAAAATATAAGCTATCGACTAAGTTTAGCAAAGAGTCAGATAAGGTGGTCAAGCTTGTGGATGATGTAATCGCTGCAGACGAGTTGACAACGACCAATATCATTGAAGAACTATCAAGTAATATGATGAGAAAGCTTGAAGACAAGGACGGCAAGGCTATATGGCTTAACTTGAAACTGCTTAAACCATTCAAGGATAATATTAAGTTTTACGGTAAGGGTGATGCGGTTTTAGTAAGAGATAGGACGAGTAATCAGCCTTTAGGTATCGTATTAGCAATACATAGGAGAGATACCAAATGATAGAACAAGACAAGATGTGTGCTAATTGTAAATGGTACGATCTGTTTATAGGAGCGTGTTTTAACCGTCATAGCCTAAAATGTGCCGACTTTGTAGATGATGAATACTACTGTACAGTATGGGAGGGGAAATCCGAGGAGGATTAAATGAAGTTTACAATTTACGATTATAACGATAAGGCTACTGAGGTAGATACAGGCGATAAGGAGATAAAGGAATTGTTCGTACAAGTGCTATCAGGAGACGAAGTTGTAACGGTCGATTATGACGATGGTACAAAAGAGACTTTCGATAGTTCTACCAACAGATGGGTCAGCTATGTGGAAGAGTCTTACATTGTAGAAAAAGACCGAATACAGGACTGGGTGAATTTTGGTGCAAACGATTATGACAAACAACCATGGCATGTTCACTATACGAATAACACACATGGTGTACCATTTAAGAGAGCGTGTGAGTTCGATGTTTGATTATCCTAAACAAGGTGAGGTATATAGGAGTGTCTTCGGTGCGTATGTATTGATACTAACGGTAGATAGTTATCATGGAGCTGTTATATACCTGGACTCAGATGATCGCACACAGGTAATGAAACTGGAGGATTTTATGGGTAATGCCACTGTTTCGTACAATGGTACTACCAGAAGTCTACCAATGTTTAGCAAATGCAAGGAGATGAGTTTATGATACGAAATGGATGCCCTAATAGATGGTCAGTCTCAATGTATTGGGAAAACAAACGATAAGGAGGATGAGTAATAAATAATGAAAACAGTTACAAGATATAAGTGTGATATATGTAATGAAGAATATTTAACTGAGGCTTCAGCCACCGCTTGTGAAGGGCGGCATATAACAAATTTAAGGCTGGTAGACACTGAATATGAGGCGGTATTCGGTAGAGGACTTATATTCCCAGTCCGTGTTGTATTACAGTCACCCGATGGTGAAAAGATGATATATAGAGCCGAGATATAACAAATAGGAGGATAATATATGAGAGATTTACCAAAGTCCGGTGAAATATACAGGCACTTTAAAAACGGCTGGTATAAGGTTATCGGCATCGCACTACATACCGAAACAGAAGAACGACTTGTTATATATCAGTCCCTTTCAGGAGATAGAGGGATATTTGCAAGACCTGTTAATAGCTTCTTAGATGAAGTGGATAAGAAGAAGTACCCCTGGTGTAACCAAAGATATAGATTTGAGAGGTTTAAATGAAACAGAAAATATTATATACATGTGAGATATGTAAAACGGATTATGCGGATAAGAAAAAGGCTACTGAATGTGAATGTGGTCATAAAACAGATTTAAAAGTAATAAATGCTTGCTATAAAAGTATCAATGCTGTGACACATGGATTCCCAACTAAGATAACTGTACAATCTAAAGATGGTAAAGAAATGACATATACATTGTGAGGTGTTAAATGAGTGTCATAGATATATTTAATACGACTAATAAATATGACATCATATATGCAGACCCCCCCCTGGGAATATAAACAGAGTGGTACAGCTAAATATACCAGGGGTATGGCTAAATGGCATTACCCGACTATGACTACCGATGCTATTTGCAAATTACCTGTGAGAAATATAGCTAAAGACGATACAATCTTACTAATGTGGGCGACTTTCCCAAACTTTCAGGAGGCTATAAGAGTTATAGAAGAATGGGGATTTATCTATAAAACAGCAGCTTTCGTTTGGGTAAAGAAAAATAAAAGGAGCGATAGCCTGTTTTGGGGAATGGGTGCTTATACCAGAGCCAATGCCGAGGTTTGTTTGATAGCAGTTAGTAAAAAGAATAAAGCTACAAAGGTAGTAAAAAGCCATGCCGTACATCAAATTGTACTATCACCTATCGAGGAACATTCTAAGAAACCAAACGAGGTGAGAGAACGTATAACGGAGTTGTTTGGTGAGGTATCTAAAATAGAGTTATTTGCAAGACAACAGGTTGAAAATTGGGATTGTTGGGGTAATGAGGTAGGGTAAAATAGCTTTATGAAATAGAGTATAATCTATGAAAATGGATAAAAAATGTATATTTATGCATATTTTAAAGTTTGTAACATTTGTTACACCAAGTAGTAGAAGTAGTGGAAAATCAGTTTTTGCGTATAACTTCTCCTATATACTGGAGACGTAGTAAGTATATAAGGAGAGTTTACCGCATTTTCTAAAGTTTTACTACTTTTACTACTTCAAGTCACATTTGTTACATTTTGACAGAAAGGAGTAAAGTGTTGAATAAAGATAAAAATGTTGATGATGAGGTTGCGATTAGTCCAAGAACAGGTAAGCCGATAAATAAAGCGTTCTCACCAAAAAAGCGTAGGAAGAATAACAGCTGGTTATCACCACAAAACTACTTGCAGAACTTAGAGCCTGGAGATAATACGACTTTGATACAGATAAATGCAAAGCTGTTTGCTATGCCTGAGATAGACATGGATGACCCTGAACAGGTCTCTGAAAGACTTGGGGAATACTTTAAGCTTTATGCTGAGGCTGATTTAAAACCGACCGTGGCTGGAATGGCTATAGCACTGAACGGAATGAGTACAAACCAGTTGCGTTGTATTGTTGTTAATAGAGCGACTGGAGGTGTTGGATATAAGCCTGCAATAGCCAAGCCCGTAGCAGTCTTGATAAAAAAAGCGTACGCAACATTGGAGAATTTATGGGAGTCTTACATGGTCTCCGGGAAGATAAATCCTGTATCGGGAATATTCCTGGGAAAGAACAATTATGGCTACCAGGACAAGACAGAACACGTTGTAACAGCCAATACAGCTAATGAGAGCGACTTCTCCGTGGATGATATCAAGGCAAGGTACCTTGATGCAGAGGAGCGTAAACGACTTTCAAGTTCCGACACATAAGGCTGAGCCTTTGTAAAATGCCCCAGGACGCACAGAAACGACTTTAGGGTACAAATATAGCACCTAACTAAAAAACGCCCAAACTTTGGCAAAATGTCAAGGCTAAGGCGTTTTATTTATTGTCTGAAAGGTGTGAGATATCATAAGACAGCTGAGAAGGCGTTTATTTTGCTCTGTAACGCATTTTAATGGCATTATGGTATAAATATAGCACCATAGCATTAAAACGCAGTACAAGCGATTTTAAGGGCATTGTAGAGCGTTTGAATATTTGCGACTTTCTATCGACTTTCTGGAGGACTGAAGATAATACGACTTTGACAGAACACCTGTGCGACTTTGTGAGAGAAATTCAAACGACTTTCCAGCGACTTTTAAA